TTCCAAAAAGGAATTCTTTGATACATAGAATGGCCACCATAAAGAGAAGTTGTTGTCATTCCCACCAACTTCTGATTAAATTTCTTTTCCCAAGCATCACGAACATCCTTAGTGCAGAGAAGAGAAGCAATTAATTTACCACCAAGAAAATTATAACCAAACGGTTGAGTCGCTACAATTGTAGAAGCAATACAAGTTTGATTCAACTTACCCTTTTCAAATTTATCTTCCTTCGTCCACCCAATCCATTTATCTCTAACACCTATAGAAATAACATCAGAAGCAATAGAGGCTAATCCAATAACTTTATTAGTATTCACATCAAAAATCAAAATCTTAATAAGTCTACCAATACCAATAGAAAACTCCATTGTATGAATAAGAAGTCTTAAATACTTCCACATATCATAGAACTGAGTTCCTTCTTCGCAAATGATAATCTGTGGTTTTAGATTATTAATTTCTTCAATAGTTTTTTCTTTATCAAAAATATCAGTGGGAGCCCACAACATACTCTTGACCAACCCCGTAGCAACAACATCCTTGGTATTATCAAACTGCTTTAACTCTACCCACTTTTTATAAAGTGTTGCTTCTTGTACATCTTGAACCTTCAAAGTATCCATATGTTCAATAAAGGATTCTTTATCCTTTTCAAAATCAAACACAACGTCTTTGCGAAAAAACATATCAATCACAGATTGATCTGTTAAAGAATTAACAATCATTAGATTACAATATTACTAATCTTAAGAAGATAATATTCCGAAACGAATCCATCAGTATTAAATTTGGTAGAAAGAATACCACGATCAGACACTTCAATACTACCCGACTTCGATTCCTTATTAGCCAAAAATATATCTTTCAAATACTTGGCAGAAAACGTTAGTTTTTCTTGAAGATCGCCCGACGAATCTACTCCAAGAGAAATACGAGTTGTATTCATATCAGTATAACCAATAACCAATGTAGTATCGCCACCAGCGGCACGACCATCTGACTGTTGTGTTCCCGTTACTATAGTAAACGTATCCACTTCTGAAAGAGCAGATGTTGCCTTAACAAAACGAGACATAAATTCTTCATCAAACGGAATTGTCAAATTGGGAGTTGGTAAAGTAGTAAGTGTAGGTGCTTCAGGAATAACTTGGGGATCGGATAATACAAATTTTACCTTAGTATGAAAAGGTAAATCATCTATCTTTAAAGCAATTGGAACATCTTGCGATGTTTCTACATTCACATTAATATCATCTGATTGACCGAACACTCCCAACAACGAACGAAGTTGAGAGGTATCATAAATAGAATAATTTCCATTGGGTAGTGAAAGTTTATCGTTCTTTACAAAAGCCATAGCCTGCATGTCTTGGGTAGTTCCACTTACAGAAAGTACTCCATCTGTAGAATCCAAGTTTACAGAATTGATAGCCCCACCAAGAGCATACTTCTGAATAAACGTTTCGAGTAAAGACTTCTTCATAACCTAACCTCTTTGTTTTGAGTTTATTAAATATAATACAATTAGCACTAAATGTCAAGTCATAAACCGAACATATTTAACAGATCTTTTTCAACTTTGATATTGATAGGCAACTCTCCCCAACCCAAAGCATTGTAAAAATCTTGTAATTTTTTCTTCAATTCAGCATCAAACAATCTTTGATGATCACAATACGTTTTTAAAAACTTCATAATCTGTGGAGGATCTTCATAATCTTTAAATGCTAACGTATCTATATGATACGGATTCTGCCGTAACATCACATACTTTATCTTTTCTCCATCATTAATAGATGGAAACTGTTTATCAATTTTAAATTCTTTCAAAAGATGATTATAATTTATCACAGATTTTACATGCATCGGAGTACTCTTCTTATAATGTCCCAACCTACCATTTGGTGTTTTATACTTCGTTACATTCTTAGCCGCGGTATTTCTTGCAATCATTCTAGCTGAAACCTTTGTAAGACCATTAACAAAGTTTACCATTATTTTATCTATATCATCCTTGTCCGCATCATTCAACAAACTTATAATAAATTTCTGCATGTACTCTTTAAAAACAATTGGAAATGTTGAACGAACAATATCCAATCCCTTAACAATTAACTTAGGATCAATCTCAATGTTCTTTTCCAAATCATAAACTTTCAACATCGCATATCTTTTCTTAGTAATCCAAATTCCAGACCTAGCAATTGTTTCACCCTTAATATGAAATCTATGATTAGGACAATTGAAATAATCAACAGCCATCTTATCATAATGTTCATTCAATTTCTGTTCTACAAAACGAGAAATTTTAATTGTAGCTGTTTGTAAGTCTCCCTTCAATTTATGTTTCAGGGGGAGAGAAGAAAAATATAAACTATCAGTGTCAATGTAAATACACCAATCTTTCTCTGAAGGGGCTGTGAATATTTCTTTCTTCTTCGTTGCTTCCTGTTTAAGAGCCAATTCATATTTTGCCAACTCTATACTACTCTTGGGTTCAGCACCCAACTGTTCAAATAAACCATTCACAAATGCCGCAGAGTTCTTAATCACATCTTGTCCAGTAGCAGTAACAGCAACAGCATTATCTAAATCAAAAAATCTAAAAATAGGAAGTCCTAAGACACCATACAATGAATTCAAGAAAATCTTTTGAATGTGTTGTCTACGATCATAAAATTCTGACATCTCTTTATCGTGTTGCTTGCCGCTCAAAAAGAATGCTGTACCATGTTTCTTCATTAATTTTTGAAATTCAATTCTTTGATCAAACCACTGTTCAATAATTTCTGGAATGATTCCTCTTTTGTCTTGTTGATATAAAATACCATTAGAACTTATAACTAAATTATTTTCAGTTATAAATGTATCAAAATCTTCTCTATTTAAATTCTTCCCTGTCCCATCGGTTTCAACACTGAATGTATCCGTCTCACCGTTTACGAAACTTTTATTATTCCAATTAGCAACTTTACCAACTTTTGTTTCCGGTGAGATATTAAGAGACATAATAATAGAAGGATATAGAGACTGTAAATCTAAAGAAAATACCCAATCATATTTTGCTGGATTGGGAACCTTGACATAAGCTCCGACAAATTTATCGGTACCATCGCGGTCATTCATCATTTGTCGTGCATTTGGATTCTTATCGGTAACTATCAAACCCTTACGATGTAGATAGGTTACAATTGTTCCCTCAAGAAAGCGAGATGAAAATCCATAATCTTCATATTGTACATGACCAATGTGACAGATACCACGAACAAGCTCAATCAGTTTCATTTTCTTTTCAAGCTCTACAACAATTTTTACATCAGTCAAGTTATATTCTATAAACTTATCTAGGTCTTGTTCAAACAAATCATCCAAGGTGCCGTCATATTCAATCTTACCCATTCCAACTTCCAATTTACCAATCGTATCAAGACGATAATTGGGCTGTTCAATGTAAGTAAACTTTCTATAAAGATCTAAATAATCTAACGAAGAGATGCCAGCAATTTGATATTTCTTTCTATAATTGGAAAACTTAACTTTGTTAATAGAAGAAAGTCTATTAGCTTGTCCCCTACCCAACACCTCACTTAATCTACGATAGAGATATGGAACATCAAAATAATTAGTATTCCATCCTGTAATGATTGTTGGATTTATGCCTTCCCATAGATCTAAAAAGAAAGAAAGGAGATCGTGTTCATCTGAAAAGAATTTAACATAAGTATTATCTCTATCATAATTGTCTTTTGACCCATATTCATCTAAAGCCAAAACATGATACTCATCTGTGATTTGATCGTAAAGAGCGATAGAAGTAATTTTATTATTAGCAGTCTCTACGTCAGGAAGATTATCTCCCATAGAAACCTCAATATCAAAGAACACCAAACGATGTCCTTCAGATGGTTCGTCATCTTCTAGATAGATGTCTGTTAGAACTCTAGTTTCTATTGGAAGATCGCTTTCAAAAATCCCGGGCGCGCCCCGTTCAAAACGTCGCGTCTTTGTACACCGCTCTCCAGTGAAAGTTAGATGATCTCCTTTTGGATTTTTGCGATAAGCATATTGATACTCTTTCGCATCAATTATATAAAACCCTTTCTTGTCGTCCCATATATAAACCTTATCTTTTGCTAAATAGATATTTTGATAAATGGTAATACCCTCATGTAACTAAAATGTTATTCTAAACCACTTTTATTAATTTTTACTTGATTCTCATAATAAATCATTTTCTGCAAACTTTCATTTCGCTCTACTTCAAATTTACGAAGAGCTTCATCATATGTCAAGTCCTTATTTTGTGGCAAGGTTTTCCATGTTTGCCAAGGCATGTGTTCGTGATAGGTACTCATATTAAACTCCGGTTGATCCAAATCCTTTATTATTACGACCATCATTAGAAGACACTTCTTCTACTTCTTCCAGTTCAAAATTAGCTACTGGAATCAATATCAGCTGTGCAATCTTAGATCCTTGTTTGATATATTCAACTTCATTGCCATAATTAGCAAACATAACAAACAATTCTCCAGTATAACCATTATCAATAACTCCACCAATAGTTTCTAATGTGGTTTTAGTAGCCATAGAAGATCTATCCTTAACAAACCCAGCCCAATCGGGGGGAAATTGAAAAGATATTCCTGTACTAACTTTCATCTTTTGACCAGTCGCAATCGTAACATCTTCTATAGCATATAAATCATAACCCAAATCCCCACTATGAGCTTTTGTTGGAGCGATTGCATCTTTACTCAACCTCTTAAACTTTAAACTTGGATAATAATTGTGCACATCCCATTCAAATTCATGTTCTGACACATGACTATACGTTTGTGTCTTTGGTAATTGAAAGCCCCGACGCCTTCCAAAATTTAAATTTTTCCAAACAGGGTTATCTGACATAACTTTCCTCACTTTATAATTAAACTAATTCACATTGTCCTGCATAACAGGCCAATTCAGCTTGAAGATGTGTTTCATCTTCAAGTTCTACTACATTATCAAGATTAATTTCTGTTAAAGAAACCACTGTTTCATTATAGGCTTCTTCATCAATATCTTCAAAGGGACTTTGAACATACGAATGATCGGTGTACGGTAATACACACAATGCAGTATATACATTTCTATTTTCCCACATCCATTCACTAACCGGGCCCCACTCATCATCTTTAATGGTAATGGTAGTAGACACATTATTTCTATTTTCACCCTTGCGGTGACCAGTTCTCACCCAACCCGACCAAACATCTTTTACTCTGGTCAAAAGTTGTAATGCACTTTCCTGTCGTGTTATAGCCCCGTTTGGAGCCATTTGAGGTACTTCGATCACAGCTTGTTGGTTCGGCTTAAAAAATTCATCTACGACCAATTCTGGATGCTTGTCGAAAAGATACTCATAAATAGCCTCATTCTTACCAACACGAAGTCTACGAATATAATAATTATTATGCCAAGCATGAATTCCTGAACTAGAACCTAAAACCAAACTAGAAGTTCCTTCTGGTTTAATCGTAGTAGTTCTAGCTGCTTTTCGTATTCCAAACAACTCAGCAACTCGTTCATTCTCTTCCTTCACCACCCTTGCCGCTTCCACCATATTCAATTTCAATACATTACCAGAAGCAATACCTGTCATACTGACACCAATCAATGCCTCTTTTTCAGTTGTTCTCTTCCAAATGTCTCTAAGATAATGAAAATCAGTATAAGAAGCTTGAAGAGTACCAATAAAAGCAGCCGCTTTAGACCTTTCATTATAATCATCTTGGTCATGAATATCAGAAGCATTAACAGTAGTTAAATTACAAAATTGATAAGGTCGAAGGGAAATCTCTGCACAAGGATTAAGACCATAATCTTTATCGTTTGTGAAAAAGAATCCAGGCTCTCCAGACTTAGAAGCTTCAATCTTAGACCATAAATTCATAAAAACTTCTTTATCAACTCTATGGCGAAGAATAACCGCTGAATTATTTGAACGTGCAAGATGGGGTTTACTGTCCCACCAGTTTCCAAATTTACATGTCAACATCTCATCATCATCTAAATCAAAAAGAGAAATCATAGCGGAACGACGAATACCACCAGAAAGAACTGCATCAGCAATATAACAATTAATTTCGTGAACTTCGAATGGAGTTAACTTATCACCATCATCCTTTCTCTCTAATACCTTACGAATGTTATGTAAACAATCATGTAGGGGTTCTGGCCCAGGTGCTTTTCCACCACTGGTAATGAGGTGGGCACCCTTGGGCCGGACATCAGCAAAATCAAACTTGGGTAATGATCGACCTGTTAAATATGCTTTCATCAATACTTTAACAGCTTCTGACCATCCCTCTATAGAATCGCCAACAAGATAACGTCGAGTCTTTATTGGTTTTCTAATCTGAGGAAGTTTGTCCACATGATGGCTTTGAACAGAATATCCAACGCCAGTTCCAGAAAGCAAAAGAAACATTAATTCAGAAAATGCTTCATAACTTTCCATTGGAAGATAACAACAATTATATAATCTTGCATTGTTGATTTCAATTGGCTTGCCCCCAAACTGTAAACTTCTCATACTAGGGAGAACCTTTTTCTCATAAACAAAATTATAAGCCGTTTCAATCTCATCCTGTAAATGTGGATGTTTCTTAATGTGCATCATTTTGTTTCTATCAATAATTTCGTTCCAGTTTTCTCGTCTGTTCCAAGCTTTTATAAATTTAGCATACTTCATGTAAACCGTGATATCAGATAAGATAGAAGCGGCTAGGTCCATAATAATTCTCCATAGGGTTAAAGTTTATAATAATTTTAAAAAGACTACTCGTTTCCATTTGACTGAAAACCTTTCAACTTATTGGCTAAAAACTTTCTCATGTTTGCTTCACCGTTGGCCATTGTCTCTTTAAGCTTATCACCCTCTGGAGAATTTGGGTCATATATTTTTACGATACCTTTTGAGGTATCCATCCGAATCGGAAATGTAACACCGTCCGGGCCGAACCTATTTTTTATAAGATGGGCTCGTCCCGTATTGTTAATCTTATCTTCGGTTTTACGGCTTATCGAAAGCAAAACATCTGCTGTTTTAACTTTATTGTAACTCTCTGCGATCTTATCAGCCTCAATTATTTCGTCATGAATACTGGACCGCTGAGTCTGACTTGCGGTCCAAATTGGAACTTGTAATTCAGCTGACATTGATCTTAGTTCTTCATAAATATATCCCAACTCTTCGTAACGAGCATTCGACTTCGTAGGCGTCCTCATTAAATCAGCATAATCAACAATAATCAAGTCTGGCGTGAAATTTTGCATACTAAGATAATCAATATGAGCCACCAAAGTATTAACACTGGCTGTTCTTCCTGGGTAATATTTAATGATTAAATCTCCTTTTACTTCACCAACAATACCCTTAACTAAATCTAAATGATTTTTTAATTTAGAGGGTTCAATTTCTGAAAACACAGTATCATAGCGGATACCTTGATAGTTTTCATTTAACTCAAAACTATAATGGAGAACACTCTTACCCAAAGTAAGCGCAACCTTGCCTAAGTTAGTGAGGGCCCACGACTTACCGATGCCTGAGGGGGCTGCAATGACGCCTAATTCCCCTGGACCCAACCCCCCATCTAGGTGTTCATCTATGGGGGGCCAACCCGTTGGCATGGTGTTTCTAGCGGATTCAAGATGTCTTTTATCAAAGTCTTCTTCCCACATAAGTCCAACATCTTTTTGGGTTCCTGCCTTCAATGCGTTGTCAATTAAAGATTTAATATCATCATACTGACCTCTTTGCAACATTTCAGCAGAACGAAGAATAGCATGTTTAAGAGTTTGGTTCTTAGCAAATTCTAAAAATCTGTTTTGAACATATTCAAGATCTTGATCTGTAAAATGAGTATGACTGTTTTTTAACTGATCAATAACCTCTACCTTTAAATTACTCTTTGTCTCCAGAGTAGTCATTTCAACTCTGAAAAACTCCATTGTTGGGTTTTTCTTATACTCTGAATAATATTGAATAATTTTATTGACAATCCATTTTGAAGCTTGACTTTCAAAAAAGTTTGGATTCAAAACATCGGTTGACTGGCCCAAAAAAGATCCATTGAGGATCAGTGAAGCAATAACCTTAGATTGAAACGCCGGACCAAACTGCGTAATCGTATCTACATTCTTATTAAAATCAACCATCAAACCTCGTCAACGAGTTAAACGTGGAAACCACCCAACTATCATAGTTTTGCATCGATGGTAGTATATTAGTCTCTATTAGCAACTTTGTCAAGTCATACTTCTTTAAAAAGAGTTGGGGTTTGTTTATTTTATTTAAAACTTTCAGTTTATTATTGTCACTCATCATAACAGATAACAAAGACATCAGAATTAAATTTCTCTGAATATTTTCTTTTTGATCTACAATCTTTAATATAACTTTTGACTTTGAAGATTCAGCAATAGTGATAACATCATCCAAATCAAGTTTTTCTTCAGTAGCAAAACCAGGCATAAACTTTAATAGAGTTTTCATTCCCAGTCCTTTTATGCCTGGGAGATTATCACTTATGTCGCCAGTTAAGGCTCTATACAAAAGAAAGTTATTAGGGTGTATAGTATAATCTTCAAGTACTGTTTCTGGAATATATGTTTTCTTTCTGACCGGATTCCAGACTTTAATACCGTCTCCAACCAATTGAAGAAAATCTTTATCGGTAGAATAGATAATACTCTCTCCACCATTCTCCACCACATGTTGAGCAATATAACTAATGATGTCATCTGCTTCAACATAATCAAGAGTAATCGTTGTAATGGGCAATTTCATCAAAGCCTTTGCAACGATCACCAATTCATATCTCATCAAGTCCTGTTCATCTTGTTCAGTGGTCATATCATAAGTTCGGTTAAGTCTAGTTAAAGGTTTTCTACCTGACTTATAATCGGGATAAATATCTCTTCGGCGTTTAGAACCACCCTTCCCATCAAATATAACATAAACCCGACTAGGCTTAAACTTACGAATTACATAACCAACTGACTTTAAAAATCCTGTCACTCCTCCAATATGGTTTCCATTTTCATCCATAGTTGGAATTGCAGCAAAAGATCTAATGAACGTATTCATTCCATCAATAATGAGAACCCGATCATTAAGAGTAATGCCCTCGTCCTTGTTAGAAAAATCCATTGATTGAAAAACTTCTAAAAGATCTTGTGTCATTCCTCAGCATCCTCGAAAATTGGTTTCTTATCTGTTGAACGATACGCCATAATTACATTTTCACAAATATCATCATAGATTTTACTCTTACGATCTGGATCTGCTTCTAAAAACTCTGCAAAATCTTTGGATTGGAATTTATGTTCCTCCCCACTTTCATCAATAAATTTGTACCAAGCACCAGCCTGTTTAATCAGTTTCTTTTCCTTCATAACTTTTAACCAAGCAGAATAATCGTCAATACCACGATCAAAGTAAATATCAAACGTAGCTTCACGAAGTGGGGGACCACAACGATTCTTCACTACAATCGCTTTGACAGATACGCCAATAACATCATTTGAAGAATTTTTTATCTTTGAAACCATCTTTAACCTCAACCGAACTGAGGAATGGAATCGAAGTGACATTCCACCAGATGTAGTATACTGATCTGCAAAAGGCATTGCATTCATCTTCTGTCTCAACTGATTGGTGAAGATCAATAGAATACGTTGTTTGGCTAACATGTTCGTAATCTTTCTCATAGCCTTACTTAGAATGATTGCCTTATCAGTTGCATAACCATCCTTAGTAAACTTAGATTCTATTTCACTCTTAGTCGAAGCAGCGGAAACGGAATCTACTACAATAGTAACAATCTTATCCTTCTCTGTTTTTCTGACCTTCTCAATGATATTGGTAATCATATCAAAAACATCTTCTATTGTTTCAGCATGAACATAAACCAACTTGGTCATATCAAGGCCGATAGCACGATAGAAATCATCATGCACAGAAGCTTCAGTATCAATGATAACTCCAATACCGCCTCTCTTTTGAGTATTAGCTATAACGTGTGCGGCTAATAGACTCTTACCTGACTGTTCTAGTCCTGTAATTTCTACTATCCTACCCACAGGCAAACCACCATGCGGACGATTTGAAATCGCCAAATCAAGCATGGTGGCTCCTGTGGATACCCAATCATTTAAATCAATTGGAGTCTCGTCATAGCCGTCTAAGAAAAATGCAACTTGATCTTCATCAGATATCAAAGAATTTAAACTATCAGCAATAATTTGCGCCATCTCATCACGATCTGGCGTCTTTATTTTCTTTTTGACAGCCATGAGCTAGCTCCCTATTCTGCAAATAGGGACTCAAACTCATCTACTGCTGACTTAACCTTATCACTAGACGAAGCCTGTACTGTAGCAGGTGCGACCACCGTTTCAGTTACACTAGTATCTTCATCAGCAGAATTAGGATCAAGATAACGTTTTAGAACAACAGACAACTCTTCATAGGAAGGCTCCTTAAAAAGAGTAGTAAGATTTGGTTGATTGGTTGTCCAACGTTCAACCAAGGAAGCATCCTCTGAAACTGGAGTCTGATTCGGCTTCACCAAAATCGTCGTCTTCGCGAAGTTCGTATCACTCTTCTCCTGTGGAGTATAATCCACTACGATGTCCCGTCCTGTTTCGATATGAGTAATATCACCATAATCGGGATCGTTAATATAAGTAAGAAGTGCTTGATAAACAGTCTTACCAAACGAGTAAAAACGTACACCCATGTCTTCTTCACCACGGACCACTACTGGAGCGAAGGTGCGAAGTTTGGGCATAAAAGCACGAGCCTGTTGATAGGCATCGCGAGTTCCTTCAGAACGAAGGTTCTCAGCGAACTCTGCAATCGGGTCAGGATTGCCGTTGGAAATTGGGCTTAGGTGACTCCGGTTTCCAAGATAATGGAAATAGAGTTCAATGAAAGGGTTTTCGGGACAGTCCGTTAACGGAACAATCCTTACTTGGGACTTACCTTCTGTCGGCCTCCAAAAAGCGGATGACCGTTTAGTTTGTCCCTGAAAAGTGTTTAACTTGGCACGAAGTGCAT